GTTGATCCAGGAGCGCGTACAGTGATGGTGACAGTGGTTCGAAATCAGGTTCAATTGTTAGACGCAGATCAGAAGTTCTTGTGCTTTGGAGTTGGACTTAAGGATCGTTTGTGCATGAGTGTTTTGCACATCAAACCTTTCGTCAGTTTTGTGAAGAAGGCTGATGTTGTTTATCAGGTTGAGAAAACCGTTGCTGAAATGGAAAATCGCGACGTTTGGTTCTTTACACTTGAGAAAACAGCACCAATGTTTCCTGACATCACACAACATTTGATGAAGAAGCAGTCAACCAAAGCTAGTTTTACAGGAAGTTTTGGGTTCTTTGTGCAGAAGGTGTCGACCGAGATCATGTGTAGAGTCATTTCCTTGGAGGAGATCACGATCAAGACAGTGGATGGACATAAAGTACACGGACTCACATACATTGGACACAGTGATGGTTTTAGCATTTCACCAATTGAAACAAAGAACGGAGATTGTGGTTCACCAGTTATTTTAGTGAATTCCGCATATCCTCAGAAGTTTATTGGTTTCCATTGTGCTGCTAGTAGTAACATTGGCATGTGCACGTATGTTTATCAAGAGGACGTGCCAATGTTTGGACAAGCTACTAAGAGTGACATTGTTGTGCTGAGACATCAGAACGTGGAATTGTACGATGAACCGTTGGAGATTCCTGGTAGACACATCGTGATTGCTGGTCGAACAGCAGATGGTTTTCAGCAGGGTTGTCCTCCTAAGACACATTGGTGGCCTTCACCCTTTCGTGGCCTTGACATAGGAGTTCATTTCGAACCTGCTGTGCTTTCTGAGAAGGATCCGCGCAATTCATTGCCATATGCGCCGATTGTGAATGGTATCTTGAAGTATGATATTGCACCACGCCAGATTGATGAAAAGTTGTTGCAGCGTGCGGTTTTGGATATTTCTGGGCACATATCAGATGTGTTTCATCAACACAATGTGCAGCTGAAAATCCTAACCAAGACTGAAGCAATTAATCGGACTACGCAGTATCCAGCAAGTAATCCCATTTATAGACAGACTTCAGCCGGCTTTCCGTGGACTTCGAAGGGTGTGCACAAAAAAGATGTTTTGTTCCAGTTTGATGGAGACATCTTTCACATTGCCAAGACACCTCTTGGTGAGGAGTTGCGACACGCGTGTGATCAGTTAGTGAGTACAGCTAGACGTGGAGAGCGCTCAGCAGTTGTCTTTTCTGCAGCAAATAAAGACGAACCTCTGAAACCAAGTAAGATTGTGGACACGAACACAAGGTCAATTTTGTCCAGTCCAATCTGCTACACGATAGTACATCGACAGTATTGTCATGCATTTTCAGCAGTAATGACTGGTCTTCACCCTTTCTTGCCAATCAAGATAGGAATTGACCCCACTGGCAACGATTGGGAATTGTTGCATGCTTGGCACGCCCGCATTGGAGAGCGCGGGTTTGCAGCGGATTTCAAAGCCTGGGATGCTAGGTTACATAGACAAGTGCTGTTAGCTTGCGCTGACATCATGAATAATGTCTATCGTGACTGTGACCCACACTTCGAGGAAGTAGACAACACGATCCGCACGTCTCTGTACAAATGCATGGATGGTGCGTTTGTTTTGTACCGTGGTTTGATTTTGCAAGTGCCTGGTGGACAGATGACTGGACAGCCACAGACGGCGTTGGACAATTCGCTGGCGAATTGGATCTACACCTACATGGCGTGGTTGATGATTGAAGGAGAGCGATCAACGTTTTCGGATTTCCTTAAATCCGTGGCATGTTCTTTTTATGGTGACGACAACATGATGACAGTTGATTTTGTTGTTTCAGAACGTTTCCATTTTGAAAGTTACATTGCCCAGTGTGCAAAGCTCGGTTTGGACGTTACGCCTGCAGACAAGTCGGGAGTTGTGAAGAGATTGCAACCCTTGGTAGACCTCACCTTCCTGAAACGCTCTTTCTATAAAGAGCCAGGTGTGCGTTTTTACCGGGGGTCGCTTGACATCAACTCGTTGCAGCGAATGTTGGATTTTACCACAGGTCGCCCACACCTGTACTACGACGACCCAGAGGCAGTTAGTTGGGATGGAGCTCTCATCACCGACGTCGTCAACAACATACTACGCGAGGCCTTCCTGCATGGAAGAGAGCGCTTCTCGCAAATACGTCAACACATTTTCGCAAAGGCGCGACAATGGGGGATTCGGTTTGACAAACCAATCCACACGTGGGGAGACGTTTACGTCATCCTCTACTGTTAGAAACTACTGACAGAGTCTTTGTTCCGTTAATATATGTTGTATTTGTACATTCACTTACATTGCGATCATTTCATTCTACATGCATCATGTCAGCCCCAGCAGTGCCCAGCGGAGATGGAACAACTGTGGACCCAGATTTGACGCGTACAGCTCCAGTTTCGACCTTGAGAGCAGGAGAAGAGAGCACCAAGCGAACTTTAACAGAACACTCAGGTCAAGCGAACAGGCCGGATCAGTATATATACGATCACTATTTGCATCTGACGACGTTTACATGGTCCGTAACACAAGTCCCGGGAGTTTTGCTTTGGTACTCGCCAATCCATCCACGGTTCGCCAACCCAGTCGCCTCATACTTGACAGCCATTTACAACGCCTGGAGTGGAGGACAGGATTTCCAATTCAAGATAGCTGGAACTGGTTTTCATGCGGGATCCATTGCGTTCATCCGATTGCCGCCGAACATTCATCCCCGCACTGTCACTGCACCCCAGGCTTTCACCCACTTCGAGTGGTCCCTGATGGATCCGAAGGCAATGGACCCGCAGGGATTCGAGGTGATGGATCAGCGCAACATCCAGTACCATTACACAGGTGCTTACGATGAAACCGATCCTTCTACGTTTGGTGGTTACCTTGCAGCTTACGTGCTCATGACGTTGAATACATCTGCAACAGGTAGTCAGGCGATTTCAGTGATGGTCTTGAATAAGATGAATGCCAATTTCAACGTAGCGCAACCAATGCCTTTGTCGATAGATTTAGGACCAGTGACCTTTGCAAGCTACGAAGCCATCTTGGCGCCACATGTTGTCTTCCACACGCCACAAGATCACAAGGCTGCACTCTATTTGTACGCAGATCCAACTGCTACAGTTGTTGGACGTCCTGGACTCATCATGGTCAACCTTAACGGACATGCGAAATATCCTTATCAAGCACTTCACGGAACTGTCACGGAACGTAGTACAGCTGCTACTGGATTAATTCGCACAGCTTGGCACGATGAAATCTTGGCACCTGGTTATGCCTCTGACCTGCTTGCAACTGCTCAAGTTGGTGCACCAATAGGCAATGTTGGACTTAGTGTCATGTACGTGCAGGGAACTGCTCCAGCCACGGTGAACGGCATAATGGCTTTTGTTGCTTCACCATACACGTTGCCTATTGCAAATACTGGACGCACCAACGCACCAACCTTCGACTTGCCTACTTTGGTCGAAGACGTCGTTGTTCCAAATGCGAACGAAACAGTTTTGTACTTCTACAGTTCGTTTGGGATTGATGTCAATCCAACTTTTTCCGCACAGTCCGATCACATGTACCGCACGCTCGAGCGCCTTGCAAAGTCCCACGAGTGGACTGCTTCAGACGCATTGCTGTTCACACTCATTCACACACCGACCGATTTGCCGATAGGTTATGTGAAACTTTATTTTGAGGGATTCCTTACTACCGCGGGTACTCTCACAGCACTCTCGTTTAGGTTGGCCGACTACAAGCTGTCCTTCTTTGGCTTGATTCCTAGGACTGGAATCATACCGTCTCTGACCACTGCAATGAAGCAAGCGCGCTTCAATGTGTTCAGAGCGGCAGCCTTAGAGGAACAGGTTCGTCGCCTTACTGGTAAGTTAGCAAGGGGTCGCCGTGATTCGTCTTCCGAAGACGAGGCAACGGATGACCACCTCCCTGGCCCTTCTAGTGATGGTGCTTCTTTTGTTGTTCGCCGCGAGGTGAAGTTTCAGAAGTAAGAGCATAGTCACGAACTTCTCCGACCCAGTGTTTGATTCATGTCGAACACTTGTTCGGGGACATTAGCCGTGCTCCTTTGTAGTAGCAGCATAGCTAGTGTTACAGGTGCTCCATTCGGTGTTGTAGCATATGTAACCTCCCTTTCTTAGAATTTAGGTTACGTTCATATAAAACGAGTTGCTGTATCATTACGTTAAGTTATGGCCCACAACTACGAAAGCTTTGAGAGCATATTCGAGACTAAACTGAACACGGGAGACGCAGTCGACGCCTATTACGCAGGCTCTCTTGACTACTATACCCGCCACAAACGTGGTCAGCAGTTGAATCCGATATATTCCACTCTCACAGAGTTCGTTTGTCTTTTCGAGACACCAGATCGCGAGGCTGCGTTCTGTGCCCGTGTCCAAAAAGACTTCCCTTTAGCTCACCTGTTCAAAAACAACCAGTTGTACACTTTCACGTATGACACTGACCTCCCAAACGACGTTAGTTTGGCCAACGTGTTTCGTCAACGTGTGTCTGAGTACACTGACTCTCATTTCACTTTTGTTAGGACTGCTGTTCAAAACAAACTTCAACGAGCATAGCTGGTTGCTATACACTCATGGCTTTGTCGTTGGGTTCAGCTTTGGCTTTAGCTGGTGGAAATATAGGCGCGAGTGCCGCGGGAAACCGTGGACTATTAGCCGCAACCAAAACCGCTAATGCTCAAAAGCACATGCAGCAAGAACAGTTTAATTTCATGCGTGAAATGCGAGACTACACATCCCAACAATACGCGGATCATGGCGTTCCCTTCATTCCCGGTTTAACTACTGGGGGTGGAGCAGCCGGCAGTCCATTACCAAAACACACACAAGTTCTTGGCAATAGGTCAGTCACAACATCCATACCTGGGCTTCGTCCTCAAGCTGGAGCTCCTACAAGCGGAGTTTCTGGTGCGATGGGCATGCCATTGTTGCGTTGAATGTTCTGTACAGTTGATGTGAGTTCTTCGATGGACCGTCTCCTGTATTGTTTTGTTGGAAAATAGCGATGTGGTTAACGCTGGGATTGAATGGATTTCTTCGTTGAATCAAGTTCGAACCCAATGTAGAGTTGAGACCTCTACTTCGAAGCTTTACCTTGTGCCACACCTTTATTCTGATGTGTTTGTGCGTTTTGTAACCTCTCGTCAACTCAGTGACAACCCATCACTGTGATATTTGACAACCCCGACTAGACGGATGTGATCCGGAACCCCCTAGGTGATCCTAGGTTGCACATGGGCCTTAAGCTTATGGGTGCAAAATTTTCCTATCTTTGTTTGTGTCGTCTTGTGACGTCGTTTGTGTACATCTTAATAGTCTCAGGATTTTTAGAATCCTACTGTGGAGTTAAAAGCCCAGTAAATCTATCCTCTTTCTGAACTTCGTGGGGATCGAGACGTTATGAAGCGGTCTTCGAGCCACTGGATCTTTTGGCCCTGTAGTTCGTTCGACTTTATGTATATTGTTTGTTTACGTGTATCTTTAATTTAGGTCTTTCTGTCCTTTTATTTAGAACTGTTTAACTTACGTGTCCATAACATATACCTTTAAAACGTAGCTCAAGAATCGGGTCAGCACTTCGTTGCGCTGTTGGTGAGTAGTGTTCACCTTTGCCGGCACTATTGTTAGCTTGTTTGGAAACTTGACTTCGTGCTTCAGTGCTGTTGTCTTGTGATCCCGTTTTCATATTCACTTGATTGTCAGGTGTGAGTTCTTCGATGGACCGCTTGTCGTCTTGTGTCTTAACACCTTCGTTAGAGATGACCCCGAAGTGTAAAGCTTTGACGGAATGTGAGTTCTTCGATGGACCGTTCTTTCTTTGTATATCGCTAAGGCATTCTCTTTGTTGGTCTTCCTCACCTTGTGTGTTCCTGAGTCATATCGGTTCGTACAGCGTGTGTAAGTGCTTCGTGCCGCAATCCGGTCACCGTAACGCGTTGTCCCCCGCTGGTATGTCTGCACACATTTAGAAACACCTTGCTCGTCTTGGTTGGTACTAGCCGTTGCATCCCGCCGATGTCGCCTGGAGTTGGTCCTTCCTCGATTCGTGTTTCAGTCCTCCTTCTTAACCTTAGCTTTAGGTCATAAAATAGGTAGGATTTAGTATTTCTTTACATCTATAATACTTTGTTTATATATTTATATATTTGATGTAAGTTGCATATACGTCTATAAAAGCTTTTTCTTTTATAGTATTATATGTGATTGTATTCTCGATAAACATTTGAAAAGATTCTTTTTCGTCTTTTCTTGTCTTTATCGCGTTTACTCCCCCCTTTACCCTTAATTGTTATATTAGGATAATTGTAATTTAGGATTTCTTTAGTTCGCCGTGCTTTAATGTCGCTTATAACGCTCCATCATGCTAGGTTAATAGAATAAGCTTTCCCATAATAACTACCCTTAC